TATGGCTAAACTCTTATCAGGCACACGAATTTATGGTAATCTTGTAATAGATACTTGGGCCAATGCGGCCTCGGCCAACATATCAGGAACCACAACCAGTACTAGCGCAACAACCGGTGCATTGATTGTTGCAGGTGGTGCGGGCATTGCGGGTAATTTAACCGTTGGCGGCAATGTTGTAATTACTGGTAATTTATCTATAACTGGTAACCTTACGTCGGTTAACTATGAAACTGTAACCAATACAGAATATGTTACAACACTAGTTGCCACAACAGTTAATGCGGCAACGATTGGCAATGCCAGTGCTACGTTTAGTGGTTCAAGTGCTACATTAACTGGAACAGTAATTGCCGCAACTGTGAACGCGGCCACTATCGGTAATAGCGGAGCAACGTTAACTGGCACACTGAGTACTGCGGCACAAACCAACATTACCTCAGTTGGTACACTAACATCATTGGCGGTGGGTGCAGTTACATCAAGCGGTACTGTTATTGCCAGCACAGTAAATGCGGCCACCGTTGGCAACATCGGTGCCAACGTGATTGGCACCGGTACATATCTAACAAGCCTAACAGGTGCTCAAGTAACAGGAACTGTGCCACTGGCCACTACTGCTACCTATGTCACAGGATTAACAGCCGGTAATGTGACTACAGCACTTGGTGCAACAGCAGTACAAAATGCCACCACTGCTACCTATGTCACAGGATTAACAGCCAGTAATGTACAAGCAGTAATTGGATCTGTGAGTACCGGTAGTTTCCCAACACTGAATCAAAACACAACTGGTACAGCGGCCAATGCAACCAATGCGGTGACTGCACAATATGTGACTGGACTTACAGCGGCGAACGTACAGGCAGTGATTGGATCTGTGAGTACCGGTAGTTTCCCAACGCTGAATCAAAACACAACTGGCACGGCCTCAACAGTGACCACTGCGGCACAACCAAATATTACGAGTGTTGGCACACTAACAAGTTTGGCAGTGGGTGCTGTTACATCAAGTGGTACAGTCATTGCCGCAACCGTAAATGCGGCCACAATAGGTAATAGCGGAGCCACCTTAACAGGTACATTATCAACCGCGGCACAGACCAACATCACAAGCGTTGGTAATTTGACCACACTGAGCACAGCCGGCACAATAACCAGCTGGGGCAATATCGTAGCCGCAAGTGGCACGACTAGTACAAGTAACATAACTGGCGCATTAATTGTCACTGGTGGCATAGGAGCAACTGGAAACATTTATTCTGGTAACTTAAATATTGGCGGGTTAGCACAAGCCGGATTGTCAATCACTTCTACCGCCAGTAACAGACAAGCATCTATTGCTTTTATAGATCAATACAACTTAGATATCAATCCCGGTCCGGGCTACTTGATTTTGAGTCGCGGAAATCAAAACATAGGCATGGGCGGCAACACCAGTCCGGCGCATCGGATGAGCTTGCAGGGCGACATGTACACATCGGGCAACGTTTATGTAGCCGGTAACATCATTCAAACTGGTACAGGATATGCAACCATCCCTGTGGGAACAACAGCTCAACGACCTGTAACGGCCGCCTCGGGTATGATACGTTACAACACCTCACTTGGCAGTTTTGAGGGATACGGTGCTGCTTGGGCAAGCCTAGGTGGTGTCAAGTCAGTTGACGGCAACACATATATTCTTGCCGAAGCCACTGTGGGCGCAGGCGATAACACCTTATGGTTCTACAACAATGCCACAAACACAGCCAAGTTAACCACATCCAACTTAACACTATTACAGACCACTGCTGCAACCAGCGCCACAACCGGGGCCTTACAAGTTGCAGGTGGAGTAGGCATTGCGGGCAACTTGTACGTAGGCAGTAATCTTATTGTGCCAGTGGGAACAACAGATCAACGCGGATCGGTTCAAGGGGCAATTCGCTACAACACAACTACAAGTGCCTTTGAAAGTTATGACGGCGCTACCTGGAACAAATTGGCATATGGTACAGGTGGTGATTTCCCTACCGGCGATTTTGGTGATTTAACCACACTGACTGATGCATTTGGCGTAGCAACTTCCACAACTTACGACTGTAATGCTGCCGGAACTGTAATCACAAGTGATCTTGAGGCAGCAGGCACGGCCTCGTTGTCCCCGATCTAACTAAATATACTATATTAGGAATAGAGAACGATGCCAACCGTAGTACAATTTAGACGAGGAACTACAACTCAAAACAACAGTTTTACCGGCTCAGCCGGAGAAATCTCCGTAGATACTACCCTAAACACCATCAGGGTACACGATGCCAGTACAGTTGGTGGAAATGAGTTATTAAGAAAAGACTTATCTAATTTAGTTACTACTGTAACAGGTATAGGTACAAGTTCTACTGCCATTGATACATTTTCTACTGCCACATATCGAAGCGCAAAGTATATTATTAGTGTTAAAGATGTAACAAACAGTCAGTATCAAACCTGCGAAGCAAACATAGTACATGATGGTACCACCGCCTATATCAGCATGTATGGTGTAATAATAACTGGGGCTACCACCAGAATGACGTTTACTGTCAGCATTGCCGCAGGCACATTGACCTTATACGGTACCGGGGTCAGTGCAAGCAACACAGTCAAGCTGGTTAGAACGCTAATTCCAGTCTGATTAGTGGAATCAAAATAAATACAGTATAACGGGATTAAAAATGCAAAAACTAAAACAATTATATCGCGAAAACTACTCTGGAGAAGATGTAGTTAGCGTACTAACATACCAACACAATGACTGGACCAGCGACGCTGAATTTGTCCCTAATGCAGTATTTAATAATCAAATATCAAATAAGGCGGTAATATTGGGCAACGGACCCAGTAGACTTGAATTGTACCCACAAGGAGACCTATTCCAAATTTTGGCAAATCATAGAGGTGGTCTATTGTCTGCAGGCCGAGTACAGACTTACGGGTGTAATGCCATTGTGCGCGACTTTATTCCGGACTTTGTTGTGGCCAACGACGAAGTAGCAAACGAAATGGTAAACGGCGGATATTGTGATAGAACCATCGTTTACGGAACTGGGGATATGGTTTTAAAGTATCCGGGTAAATTTTATCTGGCTCCACAACAACCACCGTACAACATGGGTGCCATTGCAGCTTATCTTGCTTGTTTTGATGGACACCAAAGTGTTTATCTAATGGGATTTGATTGTTACGACCGTCATGCCGGAGAGCATTTTACTTATAATGTTTATGCAGGTACTACAGGGTATCCGGGCCCAGAAGCCCCCAACACCGAGGCTTTCTTTGTCAAGGCCATGGAACAAGTAATGAGCACTTACCCGCAGGTTGATTTTGTGCGTGTAATGCCAGCCGATACTTATGCAGTACCCGAAAGTTGGCAATACTTTTTAAACTTCCGTCAAATCAGTTTCAGTGACTTTGCTCGCGAAGTAGACCTATAACACAGTCTCTAACGTTCGTATTTTATCTATCACACTGGAGAACTTGAATGTTCTCCAGACTCCGGGGTGCAGTGGCTTTGGGTAGTCGTCTAACTTGACCCAACAATATCCCCTATGCTCGTGATTTAGTACAGGAACAAATTCCTCATCTACATTGATCACATATGTGTGGTATTCAAACCTGCTGGTATCGCTGGTGAATTTTTCAATAGGGATAAGTTTGGCATCCTTGATAATTCCACCTAGCTCTTCGGCTATTTCTCTATTAAGACCCGCTACAACAGTTTCGCCCGGCTCAATCTTGCCGCCAACCAAGCCCCATGACCCCGAATGGCGTCCGCCATTGCGTAGTAAAAAAAGATATCTGTGTGTGGTTCTACAGTAGATAAGTGCACCTGCACTTATTAAATTGACAGCATCCATTCGCCGGCCCGGTACACCCCGTCGTAACTCTTTGTCCATTGTTGGTCTTGCCATTTGTATTGAATTCCAGTTGTTAAGTTAGTTACATAGTTTAACACATTCGTGTTCTGACTGTCAAATACCACTGTCCAATGTGCCCCGGTATATTGGATAATATCGTGTGCATTGGCCACAAGATCTTGATTATCTGTGCCTTTCCATGCTGCATTAAATGTGTTGGCGCTGTCAACATTGTGAACAATTAGATACCTGGTACCACTTGCAGGTTGTGTGATAGCCGTATTGATGTTTGTACTTGATGGATCAATTATTGCAGTTATAGGACTTATAGTATTTGCCGGAGTTGTGTCGGCAAACGGTGTATACAACAACAAACTAGAATCTGTTGGGTGCGTGGCAATAGTACCAATGACTTCACTGCTGTCGGGCTGTGTTAATCTAATTTGACTACTGCCTGAAATAAACTTTCCGTATTGATCTAGTAATGGTGTCCAAGCATGATTACTAGCGCCAACCACGGTATCGTTTCCGTAGGCATCGTTTGTGGTTGCATCGTAGGGCTTTAACAACTTTAGGGTGTTGCCACCGGCGCTGGTACTTAATAATACCCCGTAGTTGCCTACAGTAGTAATAACTTGTCCCAGTGACTCTAATGTTGATAATCCCTCAATATTTTTAATAACAGTTTGAATAACACCCATCTTTTTAACTTTGATATTAGTGCTGATCCACACAGGCAATTCAAACGTCATACTGGCAATGTCAATGGCTTCTTCTCCGCCGGTGGGCACAGTGCGACTACTCCAACTCATGTCGGTCAATAATGCATAACTTAGACTAGTCCAGTCAATGTAGTTGTCGGTACTTTGTATTTCCATTGTGGGATTAAACATTGTGGTCAACTGTTCAATCAACTGTAATTTTTGTTCTGTATTACTGGTCCATACATCCATTTTAAGCGTTAACTTAAAAGGACTTGGCATTAAACGTTCAACAGTATAGGCTTCGCCTTGCCCGCTTCCGTATTCTCCGGTCACGGGATCATACTCACGTTGGCGTATCTGCATACTTTGCACCAGACTGG